GTTAACGCGGCACCAATGGCTATGAATTCTTGTGTTCTTGGGGATAATTGATTAAACCATTCAACCAATCCTTTGATTTTATCGGCTAAAAACGTAAGAGCTGGAGTAAGTGAATTCCCTACTGTGATTTGTGCGGTTTCAAAGGCCCCACTCAATTCTTCAATGGCACCTTTTAAATTATCCCGCATTTGTTCGGCTGTCTTTGCGCTTGCACCGTCTGATTCCTCTAACCCCTTGGTTAGTTTTCTTAATTCGTCCGGTCCTTTTTGAATAACAGCTAACATCCCGGAAACTGCTTCTGTTCCAAATATCGTAGAGAGGGCCGCTGCTTGTTGGGCGTTACCCATGCCTTCTAGTCCTGTTTTTAATTGACCTACAATCTGATCAAACGGCATCATATTTCCACTGGCATCAGTTAATTGCACCCCAAACTCTTCTAGTAAGGCGGCTCCATCTGTGGTCGGTTCTGCCAATCGCAACAAAGCCATTCTTAGAGATGTACCTGCTTGCTCCCCTGCAAGCCCCGCATCCGTCATTATCCCTGTGGCTGCGGCTAATGTTTCCATACTCACACCAAGCATGTTCGCCACAGGAGCAGCATATTTAAACGCATACCCAAGGTCATTGATCCCGGCGGCAGATTGATTCGCACTCATCGCCAATACGTCTGCCACATGACCAGCTTCGCTTGCTTCTAGTCCCCAAGCATTCAAAGCAGATGCAATAACACCTGCTGTCATCGCCATATCTTCACCTGATGCTTCAGCAGCACTTATGACACCAGGCATAGCACCTATAACTTCGTTTACCTCAAAACCCATAGCGGCAAGGTTTTCCATTCCTTTTGCGACCTCGGATGCACTCTTTGATGTGGATGCACCTAAATCTAAAGCGCTTTGCCTCATCAAATCCAATTGTTCAGATGATGCCCCCGAGATAGCACCAACCCTAGACATCTGTGCCTCGAAATCCATAGCAGTTTTGGAAGCCAACCCTAACCCTGCAGCTACAGCGGCCCCGGCAGCACCGAAAGAGGTGGCCATTCTACCGCCGATGTCTTGGAGTTTTCCACCTATTCTTTTGAGGTTCTTTTCCATGCCCTTCATGTTCTTTTCAAAGTCCGTGATGTCAGCGCCTATACGGACAAAAAGACTGGCTAACGTTTCGGCCATTTGTTCACCAACTTTCTAAACGCCTAACTTATCAACCAATTCATTGAACATCTCTAAATTTTCTTCTTTTGTTGTTTCCTTTTTTGTTTTACCAGTGAAGTTTTGAAGAATGTCCTTATACTTAATAGGCCTTCTTAACTTGTGTGCAATCATCTGATAGTAAAGGACTTTTGCGGTTTGAATCTGTTCTCGTTCCAAACGCCATTCATAACCTTTTATAAGGTCATTGAACTCTGTCATGGTTAATTTCCATAATTGATCAGGCATTAATTGGAGAGGTCCAAAAGCTACCTCTTTGATCATTTCCCAATTGATGCCTGAATCTAGTTTTTTTCAGGATCTTCCTCTTCATCTTTCTTTTTACCCAAGAATCCTGATCTCTCCAAAGCTTTTAGGATCGGATCCATTAGTTCTTCGATGTTTTTTCCTTCTTCAATCTTTGTTTGTAGCATTTGTCCCACACGTTCAAGCGTTAATCCTCGTTCTTTCCACTTCAGTCCCGCCCAGTAAAACCCACGGACAGTTTTAAACCCTATATTGTGCTCACGGAATATATAACCGATGCCACCGCCAAACAGATCCTCTAGGTCAGCCATCGCATTAAAATCAAAGCGTAGCAGCTTGTTTTTACCTTCAAATTCAACCTCTACATAGCCTTTCATAACGTCCCTCCATATAATTTAAAAAGGCCGCTATTTAGGCGGCCTAATCTAATTAAGGTGCTGTGACAGCGGTCAAAAATCCTGTTCCCTGAAACTCCATCGAATAGGTAGCACTATCATCATATGGTGCCTCTGTATCTAAGGAGGTAATAAGTGCTTCACCTTCTTCTTTGGCTGTTCCAGCTTCAGAAATACGAACCTTAACCTTTTTGCGCTGTCTCATTGCCTGTTTTAAAAGCGAAAAAGCTTCCTCTGATGGTGCATAAATACCATCAGCAGAAATGGACCATCCATACAATCCGTATTCGTACTGATAAGAACCAGCTCCACCGTCTTTCGTTGTTACGTCCAGAGCTTCCGAGGTTTCAGAAATGGTTGCATTTCGTTGTCCCCCAGCTGCTACCCATTCGGCCACACCTGTTGGGGTGGAGGCAAGTGAATCTTTATCAATCATAATCAAAATATCTACACCGCGCATAATCTAACCCCCTATTGCTTGATTTTAAAGCGGAATCTAGCGACCCCATGTTGTGTTTTTCCATCCTCGTCTGTAAACACTTGGGAAAATTCCAACTGGGAAAACTCAACAGAAAAGCCATTACCTAAAGTCAACGGACTTGAAGTAATGGCTTCTAATGCAAGGGAGAGGATTTCCTTCGCCTCTTTCTTCCCTTTGTACTGGCTCCATATATGAAGCGTATGTGTGACCTCTTCCTGGTCATATGTTTTCGTCCCATCATCCACGGAGGTATCTTCCCCTAATGTGATGTAAGGGAAAGGCGATCCGTCAGGTACCAAATCATAAACCCCGGATATCTTTGATCGCAAGGATGAATCACCTGAAAGCCTTTGATATAAGGCAGTTTGAAGTTGTAAAAGAGAGGACTTCATATCATTTTCCCCTAGCAAGCAGTTCCTTTACTGCTTTTTTGATTCCTGTTTGATATCGTTCCTTCTCTTGCTCCCATGCAGGAAAAAGAAAAGGCCTTGCAGGACTATTTTTCGTTCCAAACTCTGCAAACATCCCGTAGAAAACTTTTTTCGTTGGTCCAATGTCGGCCACAAGACGATTGTTTTCATACTTGATTTTGATGTATTTCTTCAGCTTACCTATTCGTACAGGAGCCCTCTTTTTAGCATTTCGGGAAATGTTTCGGGCTGATTTCGCAACTTGTTCCTGTATCTTATTGGCTGCTTCACGATTAATGAGGTTAATTTTGCTTATCGCTTCATCAACGCCTAACAACTTAACTTTGATCATCTAGGATCACTCCTATTAAGTGAAGCTAGAGCAGATGAGTTCAACCATCTCTCCGTTTTTATCGTAAGTCCTGATGACATTGTACTTTTTACCCTCATGGGAAAGCGACCTTTCATCCTGATAATCAACCGACCTGATTATAAACATGATTTCCGGGCGCAATCCTGCTGCTGCCGCCTGATAAAATTCAGCTTGCCGAATAGATTTCTTATCGGCAAACACTTGCCTTATGGTTTCTGTTTCCACAATACCGCCGGAACCATCTGGTGTTTCTGTGACTCCCACAAGATCAATCACATCACGAAACAGCATTATAATCACCAGCCAATGATAGGTGCATCTTCAACGATTGAAACGCTTGATTAAGCTTATCGGAATCAGGATTGTCCCATCCAAAATTTGCTTTTACGTAGGTGGTAATCGCTCTTTTAATGAGCGGATCTGTAGCATCATCAGATTTGGCAGAAGAAACGCCAGACAAGATCAATTCTTGCCTGGCCGCTTCGATCAAATCACTTATTTCACCGTCAAAAGCAGTATTGGTAATGCGCAATGCTAATTTGACAGATTCAAGCATGGTTATTCACCTGCTTTCTTCAATTCCTCTTCAGCAGCGATAGCTTCATCCTTCCCCTTAACTTTCTCTCCATTAGAAAGTTCATAATATCCACCGCCAATATGTTTAGGAAATTCAAAATCATCTTTTTGAGATCCTTTTAGAAAACCTGCATCAATTAAAAAGGCAACACGTTCAGAGTCATCTGACTCATATGTGCTGCCAGCGTTATATCCTTTACCTGTTTCTTTATCGATGAATGATTTAATTACTAGGTGTTTCATTTCCCATCAACCCCTTATACAGCCGCTGCCTTATTGAGAACAACCAGGGAGTTTTTGTCTACTACTTTACCGTCCACAATCATGATGGCCTTTGTTACTTGATCATCAGTGTCGTTGTCCTCGTATTTCTTCACACCCATTTGATAGTTGGTGTTTAGAACATAATCTTGGAAGTTGAACAAGAAAGCAAAGGCCTTTCCTGTGGTTGCTGTTCCAAAACTATCAATGTAGTTGCAAAGAACAACCGGACGGCCTAACAAGGTGCGCTCTGGCTTTCCATTGATCCCATAGTTTACACGGGCGATCGGATGACCATCACCATCAACCATGCCGATAAAGCCCATGAATGTTTTCTTAGTCATGACCCAAATAGCATTTGATTCATATTCAAGCGGAAGCGCCGCTTCAGCATCGGTAAGTGTTTGATAAGCCAACTCAGCAACATCTAAGGCCTGTCCAGCAACTGTAGTCTCTGTAAGAATACCAGTAGGTTGTCCAGTTCCCGATCCACTGATAATAGCTTGCTCGATTGCTTTAGTCATAGCTTCCACAACATTATTGATCAGTGTGGTTTCGAAGATAGCAAGAGCCATAGTATCAGTTTCAAGTGTAACGGCAACAGCACAACGTAGTTTGTGGTAAGCAAATGTGATGCTTCCAGTAGTTTTCTTTTGTTTGTCACTTCCAGCCCCTTCAGCTACCCATGTAGCAACAGGCTTCACAGAGGAAGTGGGAATACTCACTCCGCCTTTAATAGATGTAC